AAAATCTACGCCTTCGATTGATCCACCAGCGGCGGTTCTGGATTGGAAGATTTCAACGGAGATAGCCAAAATAGCAGCTTCAGCATTGGGGTTTCCGACATAGGTCGATAATCCAGATAGCGCAGCATTTCCTGCTGGGATAACATTCTTTTCCAATATGTCTGCATTAGTAATGGCAACTGCGAATTCATAATCTGATAATCCATCTGCTAATACTGTGTGTGTGCCGTTAAATGGCGAGCCACATCCGGTAATGATTACGGACTGGCCTTCGGTAAATTCTTGGATTGTTGCGGTAATAAAGTAAGCGATATTATCTTCAAGTCTTACTTTGTTAATCTTGCTTTGGAAAGTAACTAGCATTGGGAGAACTAGATTCTCCGAGGCATCTACTATGTCGCCGAGATAAGCATCTGAATATAGGGATGACGAAACGCCAAGAATCGTCCTAAGCTCTGTGGCCGTAACTATCGTTGGCATTTCGTCATCCTTTCAAGCAGTTAGGTGAGCGGCCAGCTCGGGAGCGGACTGGCCCTCACTATTAGGGGTTCTTAGTTCTTGTTGAAGTAGCAAGCTCCATCAGCGACCTTGACTGCAAGTGCGCCGTAGCCATAGTAAGCAACTTCAATCTGACCATTTAGAGCAACATTGGTCTGGAGACGGAATCTGCTTGACTCATACCAAGTGTAAGAATCTGGATTAACTACGATCATTGAACCATCTCCAAGTGGTAGAGATGGATGAGCAGCAGTTAGTGATCCAAGTGCGCGAGATACATAGAGGCCAAGTCCAGCAACATTTCCGCGAAGGCTTTGTGGGCTGGCTACACCAGCTGCGTTCTGTGGCTGTGATGCTGTGTAAATTGGGCGACCGCTATCGTTGTAGCTCATAATTTTTGCCCACTGCTCAGGTGTAACAATAAGGTTTCTAGCAAATCCTAGAGAATCCTTATAAACCTCAGCGGCTGCTTCCGATACGAAAGTCAGAATTCCAGCAGCGGTATTGTCAGCTGCTGTGGCAGCGATTTGTCCATTGCCCAGTAATTGTCCTGCAACGAACTTATCTGTTGCTAAAGCATAAGCATATTCCATCTGACGAACTAGCTCATCAAAGAATACTGGATTGCTTCGGTCAAGAAGTTCAACGGAGAAGGTCTGGCCACCTGCATACTTATTAACATTTACTGTTAGGAAGTTGTTGGTCATTCCTGTCTCAACAATTGCATCGCCTTCGTTCTCATCTTCAACTGTTGGAACGGCTGTAATCTTTGGAATCTCAAAGCTCATACCAGCATCTGGTAGAACTCCAGTTGAGATTGCATCAATTGTTGAACGATCAGCGTTTGATAATGGGTTGATTACCTCGGTTAATTGACGAGTAGGAATCAAGCCAGCGTTATTTGAAGTGGTGTCATCTGCTGCCATAACATACTGACGAGCAGCGTCATCACCGAGTTTAGCGCGAACGCTATTCTCTAGATATTTTGCCTTTGTAAATTCAAGGCGAGGGGCTGTGTAGAAGGCTGGCTTTGGAGCTGCAGCTTCTACTTTGGCTGCTTCTACCGCTTCTTCAACGGCAGGAGCAGGAGCGGTAGTGTCAGACACTTGGTCTCCTTCGGTTGGGTTCTCTGAATCAGCGGTTGCCAAATCAGAATCTTTCTTTTCTTCATTCTCTGATGCTGCTACTTCGCTTACGCGAGCAGAATCGATTGCAGGATCAGTAACTAGAGAAACTTCATCTAGGGTTGCTGAAGTAATCTGCATAACGCCTTTGTTGTTTGTCCATTCATTTATTTGAGCGCCTACGCTAAATCCATCGCGTAATCCTTCAGTTGCTTCAACTAGGGCATCTTCTCCAGCCATAGTATTAGCAATCTTAAATGTGGCTTCAATTCCTGAGCTTGTTACATTGTGAGAGACCATTTTGCCAATTGGTCGAGTGCGGTCGTGCTCGAGAAGCAACTTGACTGGCTTTATCTCAATGCTATCTGCTGCAAATACTGTTGGGCCTACTGAAGTATTGCCTTGCTCATTCCAAGTAACAATAGTTCCAGTAATTGTTCTCTTAATTGTGTCGGCAGCGGTAACTGCCATTGGCATATTAACCTTCATTTGGAATTAGATCTTCCTCTCGCTGAATTTGCTCAACGCTCATCGCGCCAATGCGGTTTAAGATTTCATAAACTTGCGCTCTTTCTAGCGCGTTACCGCGTAAGAAGTCGTCAAGTGCAAAGCGCACCATTACTGGATTGGGTGTGAAGTCCGGTAACGATAAGCGTTCCTCAATTGCCTTAAGAATTGGGCGAAGTGAGAAATCGACAAGCGAGCGCCGCTCTGTGACTGCGTTTGAATAGGTCATTGAAGTCTGCTCGGCGCTCAAGAAGTAAGCAGGTATTCCACAAGCTCTAGCTAATTCTAGCGCGACATATTGACGCGCCTCAGCGAGCTGCATTGACTTAGGATCAAATCCAAATTCTTTCAAATCTACATCAGCATTGAGAAATGCAGTAGAGCGAGACTGGCGAGCAGTTTTCCAAGCGCTAAGAAGTGCTGAAATTCTTTCGGCAGTTAAGTTAGTGCCATTTGATTTAAGAACCATAGTTGGCGCAGGCTCTTTAGCATAATTTACTGCCGCGTTCTCAAGATATACGGCAGCTGCGATTGTCTTACCAGCTCTGTGAAGTAATCCTTCATCTGGGCCATCAAATCTAATTAATGAGCCAACGCCTTGCAGCGGAACGGCTTTGCCATCAACTTTATATCCAGTAATTTCAGTATTTAAGAAATCTGTATCAACTGTAACGCGGTCTGGGCTAACGCGAGTCCAAGCTCTTACTCGACCGCCATCCGTTGTTGCATACATTTCTAAGACTTGGCCATAACCAGCACCATACATCCAAATATCCTCAGCAAGCCAGTTGTAGATTACGAATCCTGCAACTCTTGGGTCTGGCTGATTAATAACGCGATGCGGATCTACGAACTCTCCAGTTATGCGATTGAAAGTTGTAAGAGGTAGTGAGCCAATAGTTCCGCAGATAATATTGCGAGCTCTTGCAACGGACGGAACGCTCATTGCTAATGCTCGAGTGGTATTAGTTGCACCGCCAAGAATATTATAAACTGAATCGCTAATCTGAATAGGTGTTAGCGCGGCTTCAACATCTGAAACCTTTGTAGGCTTAGCGGTCTGAACCTGTGGAAATAGGAAATCTCTTATAGCACCCATTGCTTACATTGTAAGCGAGGCGACTTACACTATTTGAATATCTACGCCAGTTTCAGACATCGTTGCGTAGTGTGTTGCTAGAGCTGATGCTATTGCTCCGCAAATTGTTGTGTTGCTGACTTTTCTACCCATTACCCAGCCGCCGTCACCGAAAGGGAGTTTGACGGCGGATAGGCATTGCTTAGTTAGCTCTTCCTGTCCCGAGTGAGCTAACCGCTGAGATGAAATTGCTCCCAGTAATTCATCGCAGCTTTGGGCATAATCAAGGCCATCTATCGGCTCGACTCTTATTCCAGCAGGAGCTAACCTAGCCGCTACCGCTGACGCCGTTCTAGCTGAATAAGCAACCAACTGGACTGGATATTTTCTAACCCATTCGGCAACATCATTAGCCATTGCTTTATCATCCAGATTGGCTGGGTTATGCCAAGTCTGTAGCAATATCACTTGAAACTTATCGCCTTCAAGTCTTTGGCTGGCAACTAGCGCAGCTTCTTTTCGGCTAGGGCTTAGATCAATAGCCAACCAAGTATCAGATTCAGGGTTAAGTCGAAGTCCCTCAACTTTGCAACTCTCCCACTGAGACGGATTGATAACTGGATTAATCGTATCGACCCATTGACATAAAACTTCTGTGCGCACAATATCTTCGGGGTCTGACAATACGGCTCTTATGTTGTCTGGATGAACTGTTATGCCAAGTGATGGATTGGCTTGGCAGACACCTAGCCAGAAAGTTGGTGAATTATCAAATTTAATACCGGTCGGAGCAGACCATTCAAACCAGCCAATATCATCGCTGCCACCGAAGATAGCAGCCATCGCTCTTTCTCTAAGTTTATTTAGAACGATACTGTGTTGATCTCCAGCATTGGAATAAACCCATATTTGAGGATTGGCTGAAGCCATTTGGGTATATCTAAGAGCAGACCAGACATCCTCATCTTTATATTCTCTAGCTTCGTCTAGGTGTATCGTTTCTGGAGCTGCAATGCCTCGACCAGCTGAGTTATTGGCCCTGACGATATATCGGCGGCCTTCAGTAAATTGCAGCTCCTGAAATCCCTTACTTTCCAGCTTCTTAGTAAATTCAGCAGCTAGCCTAGGATTCTGTTCAATAATTCCATAGATCTTATAAAACAATTCAGCTGAAGTAGTTAGTTTATGAGCCGTATGAACTTGCAGTTTTTCTTTTAAAACATAGATTCTAAATAGAATTTGGAGCGCCATAAAGGTCGATTTACCCTGTTGCCGAGCGCAAAGCAAGGTAACTACTGGGTGAGCCCAACGGCCATCAGCTTTATATTTTAAAGTGTGATGAGCCAGCCATTGCTGCCAAGGCATCAGTTCAAAGCCAATTTCCTCGCAGAATTTAATCATTTGCTCGCCGTAAGAGGGTAAATCATTGAGTTTAGTGTGAATACGCGGTTCTGGCACACCTCGGTAAGCCGATTCGTCCCTGACTCGGACAATCTCACCCAATTCAGCCAGAGCAAGCTCTTTCATTCTTGGTAATGCCTAGCCGAGCCATTTTCAGGGAA